TGCGATAGAGCGCCATGTGAATAGAAGCGCCAGGTCGAGTCGGCTCTTTTCTCCTTCAGAAAACGAGTTGTAGCTGAACTCATCTCTAAACCTACTCTTGATAACCTCATTGAATTTCTCATCCAGTTCAAAGTTCACGAAGAAGTCCATAGCAGCAAGATACTTGTTGACCAGCTTATTGATCACAGGAATGTACTGCTTGACGATTTTGGTTTTAATGCCGCCGTCGCGAAGCATTGCGTAAGCCAACTCGTAGGTCGAACGCTGCTTTAGCAAAGACTCACGCCTGACATTGAGTTCTGTAGACTCATCATGCAACTTAATCAGACCAGCGGCATCTGCATCTGTGCCCTTCACCTTAGTTTTTAGCTCTTCGATTTCGCTGCGGTACGAAGCGATCGAACGGTTAACAGCTTGGAGTTTGATCTCCAAAGTGTCGCACTCTCTACGAGTCTTAGTAATCTGGTTCCTGATTACATCGGCTTCTGCGATTTTTGCGTCGAGATCTCCAATGATCGTTCCCATCTCTGCAAGAGCTGCTTCAAGAGCGTCGATTTTTTCTGTTCGCTTTGCGACATAGCCTTCTTTGAAGTCAACGTCAATCTCTTGCGTGCACGTCGGGCAAGTATCGTTGTCATGGAAGAATGATATGTGTTGCTGATGGTTGTTCCTCTTCTGCTCCAGGTCGGTCCTGGTAGCAGCGAACTTATCTCTCTTGGCCTTGATAGTGAGGTAGTCGGTGACCAAGATCTCTTGAGCAGCGATCGAGGATGATATATCCTGTATCTGTGTCTCTAGTTCTTGGGTCTCATCAATCAGAAGATTGACCTGTTCCAGTCGTGACCTAATGATATCGTCATTGTTTTGACGAATGTTGGCCAGGTTTTCTTTATACATCTTGATCTTTTCATCGATCAACTTGATGTCATAAGAGTTTGCGGTGATGTCTGTTTTGTTTTGTGAGATGCGTTCCTTCAAAAGGATTGACATCTTCGAGAAGATCTGGATATCCAAAAGATCTTCGATGATTTCACGGCGATGGTGTGCCGGAAGTTGCATGAACGGAGTGAAGTTGGCAGTACCCAAAACCACGACCTGACAGAAAGACTTGTGGTTCAACTTCAGGATGTTCTTTTCCAAGATCTCCTGATACTCACGAACGTCTGAGGTTTGGTTTAGGAGTTTGCCGTCAGCGAAGATTTCAAAGATGGCAGGCTTTACACCACGGCGGATCAGATACCGTTTGGTTCCGATAGAAAACTCGACCTCGACCAACAGACCCTTACCTGTGATTGAGTTAACCAGTTGTGGTTTGTTGATGTTACGGTACGGCTTCCCGTAGAGTGCAAAAACGATTGCCTCGATGAACGTTGATTTACCAGACCCATTTTCACCCAAGATGAGTGTGGATTTAGAGCGGTCGAGTTGGATTTCCGTAAAGGCATTGCCGGTTGAAAGCAGGTTCTTCCAACGAACGGTATGAAAATTGATAAGCAAATTCTACTCCAGACTCAGGGCTTCAACGTAGAGGTTCGAGATAAGAGACTCCAGTTGGAATGCTTCTCCCTCAGGGACTTCCATGGCCGAGATATACGACTTCATGATGGTCAGGGTGTCTTCGGCCTCATCGATAAGTTCATCATCAGACTCTAGAGACAGGTTCAGGTTATCCTCGACAGTCTTGACGTCCAGCACGCCGGTCTTCTCAAGCTTGTCGATAAACATGTCAAACCAATACGGGTTGGTCTTGTTCTTGACAATGACTTTCACATAAGACCCGTCTAGATCCGATGGAACTGTCGTGGCTTGTTCCATTGTTTTGCCGATGTCATCGTAATAGATCTTGCGGAACATACGATGTGGGTTCTCAATGAATGTCAGCTCACGGGTGGCCGTGTCGAAGACGTGGAAACCCTTCGGGTCGTTATAATCCGACCAGGTCATTTCGTACGGAGCACCGAGATAGTTGATATTGCGGTTCCGGCTTCTGTGATGGAAGTGGCCAGACATGACAAGGTCAAACTTGGAGAAAATATCCATATCGAAGCCGTGGTCAGAGACGGCACCTTTATGCATTTCAAAGCCAGTGATTTCTAGGTGTCCCATCATCACTTCGGCCTTGGCGTCGCGCATAGCGTCCATACACAATGTCTGGTTGCCGGAGTTAATCCACGGCATCATCAAGATCTTGAGGCCGTCAAACTCTAGTTCAGTTGGGTCAGCATACCAATGTAGGTTAGGATGCTTGTAATCATGGAAGAGCTGATCCATCACGTTCACGGCGTTCGTATTTTTGAACATCACATCGTGGTTGCCAAGGATGACGTGGAAGTTCAGGTTCCTCTTCATAGCAGGATCGATCACGTCCTCCCTGAGGTTCTTAGCTGTCAGGAAGTTGATATACTTACGACGATCTGCAATGTCACCCAGATGGATGACGGTGCTGATGCCGTGTTTATCGATGTAGGGATAAAACTCATCCCGCCAGAACTTGCGTTGGAATGCAGCGAAGTTCTGGTTGTCCCCACGCACACCAGCGTGGGTATCGGTTACAAGTGCGATCTTCAAGCGTTAGGCCCTCTTGCCGTCATATTGGCGAATGGCTTTGTCTGACAAGTCACGAATCTGCGTCAGAACATAACGGGTGTTTTCGCGTTCGTTCTTTGGAACCGATGGATCCAAAAGTTTGGTGATGTATTGTTCTACGATAGCCGGAATCATTCTGGCACCTTTTCCTCTTCTAGGTCGAGAAGGGCGTCCAGCCCGACCTTTTTCTTAGTGGCTGATGGCTTCTTCTTTTCAAAGAGTTCCTCAAGAGCCGCCATCTTTTCTGGATCATAAGTTAGCTTAACTGCGTCGAACTGACCATCGCTTCCCTCACCGTTCTCAACCAGGTTGTTGAAGACCATGTCATGGTTCATCACTTTGTGCTTGATGTAGGTTTGCTTCTTCTCTTTTTGGATCCTGCGCAGGAATGCGTAGTAGATGATCTGCGTGAAGTAAGCGAACGGGTTTTTGTATTTCTCAGGGTTGAAGTTGTCGATGTACATGAGGCAGTTTTCAATGCCGTCACCAATCATCTCTTCTTTGAACGAGTAGTTCATGAAGTTTGGTTTACGGGCCAAGTTAGTTGCAATCAGCTTGATGCATTCGCCGATATATTCAGGCACTCGTGGTCTCTGAGTCCCAGCAGCTTCAGCGGCACGAACTGCGTTCTTCCATTCAAGAAGTTTCGCATGCATCTGCTTGTTGTTTACGTAGTGGTTTTTTGCTTTGGCCATTAATGTATCGGTCCTTCTGGGAAGTGACATGTCTCCAAGATGTGTTTGTAGATTTCCTGCTTGGATTCAGGAGATGCGGCGATCTCGCCGGTATTGATATCCATGAACCCGTTCAGCATGTTAATGTCTCGCAGGAGGTCAGCAGACAGGTCAGGATTCATATTGTTAGAAACCCACAGTGAGATGAGTTTATAGTACTCAAGCATCTCTGGTGTAGGTTCGATCATGGCAGCGATGGCGCTCTTTCTGATCGCCATGCGATCCCAGTTGCCGTACAAGCTGAACTTCATCAGCTTGGACTTGGGGTTCATGATGTCGCCGTCTGAAACAAGTTCGATCGGATTCTTAATATCCAATGTAAACAGTTTCCATTTAATGTACACAGCAATTATCTCTTCGCCGGTTACTAACTTGAGAATTACTGGTCTTGGCTTCATGACATGTCCACTGGATAAATGCGATAGTTGTGTTCTTCTGAATCGTATTGCTTGAGGCGTTCTTTGAAATGCCCCAAGGTGTGGTTTTTCTTGTTCTTCCAACTCAGATCATCTGCAATATCGATAAGCTCTGCTGAGTTCTTCTTCTTAGATACTCTTAGCATCCTTCCGATCGACTGTAGGTTCCGGATCCGGCCCTTCGACGGGCTAGCGAAGATGAGGTAGTTGAAATTCTTAACGCTCATGCCTGTTGCCGAGGTGCCGTACGAGGCCACGGTAATCGAGTCTTCGACCTCATCGACCTTACCGCGGATAATATTTCTATCATCTCCGTCAACATTGCCATCAATGTAGTGGACTGGGCGATCAGTAGCAGCCTCAATCAGATCCTTAAGAACCTTGCCTTGCTTCTCAACGAAGCGGTAGAGGATCAGAACATTGCCGTCCAGGGACAGGGCCAAGTTCCTGATGAACTTGTTCCGCTTCTCGTTAGTGACGACCCAATCGATCTCGTCTTTGTATGCAGCCTTCGAGAGAACCTTCCGGTCATCATCGCCCCATTTCAAAACAACGCACTTGATCTTCAGCTTGGCAGCGTATCCTTTATCGATCATTTCCTTAGTTGTGATGACCTTCTTCATCGGACCGAACAGACCTCGTAGAACAAGTTCGTGTGTCAGACTCCCGTCTAGCGTACCTGTACAGCCGAACCTGTGAGGCGTGTTCTCGGCCTTCTCAAGGATCGTTGTGATCGACTTGGCATCAGCAAGGTGGGCTTCGTCCACCATGATCATGCCGAACTGATCAAAGAAGTTCTTAGGCATCTTGGTCAGGGATTGCCAGGTCGAGACCCAGATTCCTTTTTCAGATACCTTGGACACGCCAGCAGATACCGCGTGAATATCCTCAGGATCCGCTCCGTATTCTTCAAAGTCTCCCTTCATCTGACCGACCAGACCGATCGATGGGGTGATGACCAGAACCTTGCAGTTGTAATATTTGGTCAGCAGATAGATGATCAGGGATTTGCCTGACGACGTAGGGCTGAGCAGGAGCGCCCGACCCTCACGGACACAATGGGCAAATCCTTCGAGCTGGTGCTCACGACTCTCGATGTGCTCTGGAAGTCCTAGGGAATTCGCAAAGTCTTCAGCTTCCTTGAATGAGAACGGCCTTGGCAGAAGTTGGTTCTCAATCTCAACTTCGTATTCACGTACCTGAGCAAACTCTTGGATCTTGTTGATAAGGCCGCCGTAGATGACCTTGCCAAACGGATTGAACAATCTGATGCGTCCGTCCCATTGGCCGGAACGGAATTTAGGCATGAACTTGTAACCAGGAACGTAGAACGAGAAATAATCCTGCAATTCTGCGGCAATGCCAGCATCACATTGGACTCTACAGTGGACCTCGTTTAGCTTGGTGATGGTAATCGTTTCAGACATTACGCTCCGACTTTGAACTTTTCCCAGTCGATGATAGATTTGACTTGATAACCACGGTTGACAATCTGTTTGATGATCGCCTCCAGGTAATCAACCTTCTCGGACTGGGCATACATTTTGAGATTCAGCTTGATAATGTCCTCATCTGTGTCGATGTACTGGGGAACATCTGATTTGAGGACCTTGCCAATGGGAGGCAACTTCCAGTGTGCTGGTGTCTCAGGGCTAGGGCCCTGAGAATAAAACTCAAACTTTGCCAGCCTGAGTGATTTCATCTCCAGCTCCATGGTCCGGTATCGATACCTTTCCTGGGAGAAGATCTTGAAATATTTGTTGTGGAGAATTGGAATGTCTTGGGTAACTCTTGAGAGTTCGGAGATGTCCAACTTAGCATCTTCCTCCCACATTCTACTTATGTCTTCGAATTTCATTCACAGTGCCCAATCATCTACTGAATTCCACTAGCGTATTAGTTAAGTACAGCACCATTATACACGAACCGGTGCATTTGTACATTTAATGTTTCGTAATCTTTAGTTGAGTGCCCTAATCTCGAAGTCACGAATTTTGAAGGTTACTGAAGCCGCTAGGTATTCAACTTCGTTATCTTGAGAATTCATCCTGATTCCTGACAACGCAATAGGGAACATATCAATGAAGGTATACTCCATCGTAGGTCTACCGCTGTTATTCAGGATGATTAGTTGCGCGTCAGAATAGATTCCGTCGCCATCTACTGCATTCAATGCGGTACCATACTGCTGGAACGAATTAGGGAAAGTTATGCCTTTGATCCAGTTCAGCATTTCCATGTAGTTTACGAGGTTTTCATCGATCTTAAAGCTAACTGACACATCGCCGTAAACTAGCTTGTCAGGACTGAAAGCCTGGTCCATGAATGGAGTTGGAACCATTGCTACACCCGTCATAATGTCAGGTGTGGTGACCTCAAATGCCATAGCAGAGGTCATAGGTGCTTTCTTGATGCTCAACCCAAAGCCGAGCTGGGAGAGCATATTTGGAACGCCTTCGATCATAGTTGTATTCCCTGATTTCCTATCCTATTTATGACGCGTAAAAAAATAGGTCCGGCGCTTCACAGCAACCGAACCCAGGGAGTCAACGTATATAGAATGCTTCAGCGAGCAGAAGGTTCCAAATCTTGCATATTTCGGTCAGACAAAATAGCCCAATACGCCTGCCGGAGACCATTGCAGTAGGAATCATCTCGTGTCCCAGCCAGAGCCAATGGCGGCGAGCAATTTATGTCATACAGTTCCATGATCTGGTCGAGAGCGCGCTCGTGCTGAGCCTGTTGGATGTCATATTCCTTCTGCTCAGGGTCATAACAGCCCGTAACGAAGAGAGCAGCACCGCAGATGAGAATCTTACGAAACATGATTGAACCTATTCAGAACATGAAATCGGCGCTTGCCGATCTTGTGGGCGGAAAACCCGGCTGGAATGGGCTTGGCCCACCCATTCTTACGGGCCTGCTTGACGGACGGGAAGACCCCCAGCTCTACGACGAGGTCAGCCATAGTTAGATCACCCCCAAAGGTAGTGAAATCATCACCTTCTTCAAGCGGACCAAAGAAAAGATCTTTGTCCGGTTCAGGCAGTTCGCAGTGGATGAAGTTCACGACTACTCCTCGATGTCCCGCTTGTCTTTCTTGCCTTCGCGCTTGTTCTTCTCGCGCGGCTTCTTGCCACGTGCATCGAAGCTGTATCCGTAGGATTTCTCCCGGTGGAACCGTTCGAACTTGGGAAGGTCAGGATCTTCGTAAACGAAGTTATCGCGGTCTTTAGACATGGTATTCTTATGCGCCTGGGTTGAGGATGATGTCGAGCTCTGCTTCGGTATATTTGCCGGTGGCAAGCAGAAGTTTGTAGACCACCGAAAACTGGCGAGCAGCCAGTTCAACGATCTCAGCGTCCGTTTCAAAAACGGTATCGCCAGTGATCAGAGTGACGGCCAGATTTTCCATCGGGCCTTCCATTTGATCGCGATATTCAGCAGACATTGTATTTCCTTGATTAGACCAGCACGATGGTACGGATCACGGCCTCTTTGGCCTGTTGAGCAGCACGGCGAGCGATGCCGTCCTGAATGTATTGGTCGTAGGCAGTCTGGGTCGGTTCATAGCCAGCCTCTTTCAGGATGGCTTTAACCGTGGCACTGACGTAACCTTTCGACTTGAGAATGGTCGCCGGGGCGGCGCCGCGCCCATCGGCATAGAGGTTGAAATATTCTTCAACCTCGAAATGTTTGATCAGGAAGCTGACGAATCCAGCTTTGTCACGGCCGCAGTATTTGAACCGGGCGACGAAAGTCTCTTCAGGACCGTAGGTCAGATACCCACCGTGGTATTGGAACTGGTCGCGAGCGAACTTGGTCATGTCAGTGTCCTTGCTTACATTCCTATAATAAGCTATCTGACATTATTGTACAATAAAAAATGCGCTCACTGAACTATGTGAGCCTTTCGGGTGAAATACCCACAAGCGCCGCCATGGGGATCGACGATCTTCTTGCCGATCAAGAACTCTTGAGCCTTCTCAGTGGAGTAGATGCCCCTAAGCATATTCTCAGGCTCGCGGAATGGATGGGAGAAGTCATCCCGCTCCCAAATCTCAACAAATTCTGTCATGGATTCACCCGATACGTTACTTCAAAAGTGCCACCACCCCACATGCCTGAAGTGACATATGCGTTGGGGAACAGGCTTTGCATGTGGTCATTTACAGCATCGTGAGATTTCCAATACGTGACATTTAGATAGTTTACATTCCGATTATTCATCGAAACGTACTGCTTCCCATTACGGATCTGAAATCGGAAACTGATTCCAAACTGTCGATGAGCCTTAGCCACCTTCTCGAGGAATTGCCTACTATATTCCACCATAACGATCCTTCATGCTTCTATTTTATTATTCTACCTAATCACGAAAATATGTACATAGTTTATTTCAGGCCGTCATGCCGAACTCTAAATGAGCCCAGAGGCGCCGGTCGAGCCCGATGAATCCCGATCTCATTCCTGCCACGAAACTCTACGTTTTTCAGGAAAATCGAAAAGTGTTCGGTCAGGGCAGGGATATGACTGTCCTGCATTCCTGGGTATCTGACATACCAGTACTTGTTGAGCTTCTTGATGTCGATGCCAAGTCCATCGTAAATGTCGATAATCGCCATCTCGCGCATTCTGAACGAGTATCCAACCGTTTGCCGGTAATACTTTCCGTTCCAGCCGAGCCGAGCGTTGACAACGTCCAGGATTTCGTAATAGACAGGACCCATGCAGGTCGATTGGCGTTTGCTGTTGCACCGAACATGAGTCAGCAGGACGTTACCGAAAACCCGGCCGCCATCTGAGTGGGCATGAACGTGATCGTAGTTAGCACTACCAAGGTCAATGATCATCTTGCCGCAGAGCGGGCAGATTCCATTCTGCGCTGAGTGAAACTCTTCTTTCGTGGGACCATGTCCTTCACGAAAGGTCTTGACGACGGACCGGCGCTTTTTATCGCACATTAGTCTTAACCCTGCTTACAATCCTATAATACAAAGTCTGGTATTATTGTACAATGAAAAGATCAGCCGGCTAATGCTTCCGTGTACTCAGGACCCGTGTCAAGAACAAAGTCTGGAAGTGGCAGTTTCGAAATGTCCAGATCCGGATCCACACTCGTAGCAAGTGTGATATGTGGCTGATAGTTCGGGTAATCCCACGTAGCTCCAGCGTCCCTGGCCACTTTGAACCGCTCATGAAGTGTTGGATGCTCAACCTTCAGAACTAGGACCTTATCTGGGTGACCGAACAAGGCGTATCCAACTGGTTTGACTGTCAAAGCTTTCTTTGATGGCTCATACTGAATCGGCTTCGTGCTGTAAACCGTGGTGATGTGGAGAGTACTAGGATCGCTCGGATTCTTGATTCCAATATCCTTAACGAATTTGGCCAAGGCCGCCTTAGTCTCAGGCGCAATATGATAGGCAGCGTAAACTCCGGCTGCACCTTCAGTCACGTATTCTAGAAAGGTCTTCATTGTATCTCCTTCATAATATGTATACCACAAAAGAAAAGGGACCCCGAAGGGTCCCTGATTTCTCTGTAGGAGGGGCCGAAGCCGGTCTTACATAATGTTGGTGACAGCGGTCTTGCGGTAGTAGACGTTGGAGTCAACTTCCAGAGCAGCGTTAGCGTCAGCTTCAGCAGCACCCTTAGCGAATGGGTTAGGAGCCATGCCGTAACGTGTCTTGAAGCCGATTTTTGGCTGGAAGGTGTCAGGGTCAACAGCACGAACCATTTGAAGTGGAACGTAAGGGCAGTAGAAGAGACCAGCGTCAAAGGTGTTGGAACCCTTGTAACCGACGGTCATGTAGTTGCCCGTTGCGTATGGATCGATATAAACGCGGTAACGACCGTTCAGGACACCTGCGAAGGTGTTGCCCGTGTCGTCAACGTTCAGAGCGTTGGAGTTCAGCGCAGGCGCATAGTCCAGAACACCGGCCATCTGAAGAGCGGACGCAACGTCCGATTC